CGTCCACCTCGTCGAGGAAGACATAGCGCGCGGGCATCGACCGCAGACCGACGGCGGAATTGGCGCCGGTCAGGACAAGCTGCCCGCCTGCGAATTTCTTGGCGAGCACCGTGTTGCCGCTATCGCGCGAGCGCGACGGCAGGATCAGCGCCCGCAATTCAGGGCTTTCGTCGATCAACGGCTCGATGCGCTGTTGTGACAGGCGCTTGGCGAGATCGGTCGTCGGCTGAACGCCGAGGAACGGACCCGGCGCCTGATGGATGCAGTAGCCGATCCAGTTGTTCCCGGCCTCGGTCGCGCCGACCTGTGCCGCCTTCATGAACACGATCCGCCGGGCCGAACTGCCGGGCGAGAGCGCATCCATGACGCCGCGCATATAGGGCGTCCGGTCGGTGCGATAGCGGCCCGCCTCGGACGAGGCGCGCGAGGACAGAAACCGATAGCGATCCGCCCAGGCCGAAACCGTCAGCGCCGGATCGGGCGCAAGGCCTCGGCTCCAGGCAGTGATGATCTCCGCGCGTCCGTCGAAGCCCTCATCGAAGCTCGATGCCGATCTGACTGAGTTCTTCGAGATGGCGTCGGACATGGGCTTCGAGAACCTGCTCGCAGCGGTGGGGATCGATTTGCAGTTCGGCGGCGATCAGGGCGGCGGCGCGCGCCGGCCATTGCACCCAGGCGTCGCGTTCGCGCCTGGCGAGCGCAAAGACCGTTGAGACCGCGCGTGAGCGATCGACGAGATCGCCCTTAAGCTTGCCGAGGCGGATGCGGCGCTCCTGCGCCTTGATCACCTCATTGGCGGTGCGCGCCTGGACGAAGGTCATGTTGCCGGCGGCGGGCGCGGGCTCGCCGCTCTCGCGCAAGGTTTCACGCACGGCTTCGACTGCCGCGATCGGCACCGGACGTGGCGTGCCGCGCGGCGGCGGCTGTTTGGCAACGGGGCGAACCTGCGCGGGATCGGAGCTCGATCCCCAGGCGCGATCCGCCTTTTCGGGATCGATTGTGCCGTCCTCCTCTACGGCGATCCGACCCGAAGCGATGGCCTTTCGAACCGCCATGTCGGAGACGCAGCGATGGCGCGCATAGGCCCTCCGCGACAGACCCATGGGCTGCGCTCCCAATCGAAAATAATGAGCAATTAGAGCGACTTAGGAGTTGCTCCGTTTTGTGTGTCGAGGCTGTCTGCGACCCGTCCTAACCCACGGAGATCGCTCATGAAACGCCGCCTGAAAGTTCATCCCGCCGACGCCGCCAACGCTGCCGTTCTGGCCTGCGCCGTTCGCTACGACGTTGCCCTCTTTCTCGGAACGGGCCGCTACGCCCGGGCAAGCGCCCCGACGCTGGAAAGCGCACGGATCGAGGCTTTGCGCCTGGTTGCCGATCACCCGACCCCGTTCGGCAAGCGCCTGCCGTTGATCTACGGCGTCACCGCCGAAGGCCGCTCGGCGCTTGTCACCTCGAACTGAAGCCATTCCTGAAGGAGCACGACCATGACCATGGAAGCCACGACCTACGACAAGAAGTTCAACGCCCAGCGCGGTGCGCAGCGCTCCGGATTAAAGTCGGGCGAGTTCGAAGTGTTCAAGACGCCGGATGGCCGGTTCGGCTGGCGGCCGCTCGCGGCCCACGCCGAGGGCCAAGCGCCGATCCAGATCACGGAGTCCGAGCAGGCAACGTCGCCGAGCAACCCAAAGCCCGGCAAGCGCAAGGCGATCATCGAGCAGGCGCAGGCGGGGGCGCTTCCGGTAGCGCCGGATTTCTCCAAGCCAACACATGCCCGGTTTCGGGCGAAACTCGCCAAGCTGGTGACGCTGGCAGAAGCGGGCGATTTCGAAGGCCTCAAGGCCATCGAGATCAATCCGGTTTCAACGAGCCCGAAGGCGATGGCGCGTTATCGCGATCTGGCGATCATCGCCATCGAGGCGCGCCGCATAGCGGCATGATCAGGGCCGGGCAGGCCCAGCGACATTCCAGAACACGACGCGGCCCGGACCCTTCCGGGCCGTCATCGTCTCCCACGCCTTCGCGTCATAGTGCGGATCGGATGGGAAGGGAGGCAACGTCTTCGCTACATCCGAGAATGGGCGCGGATAGATATGGATCGTAGCGCCTGCAACGTCGTCGCGCGCGAGTTCGCGACCGACCTGAACCACATGGCGGCGGGCGCGGGGCCACGCATGCGCCAGCGCCCGGGCGAGCACGCCGGACCCCGCCGCACACCAGACTTCATCGGAATCAAGCCCGGTCGCCAGCGCGGCGTCCGCAAGACGCGTGATGGCTTCGGGTAGATCGACGCCGAAGGGCACAAGCCGCGCGCCGCTCGTTTTCGCATAGTCCTTGGCGCGGGCTTGCACGACCGAGAGATAGCCGGGCCGAACCGGCACCACCTTCGCGCCAAGCCTTGCCGCTTCCAGCGTTCGAGGATGCAGCTTCGCCCGGGCCGCGACAAAGATCGTCGCGCGCTTGCCGAGATCCTTCGCGACGGTCGCGAGCGCGGTTTGCGCGCCGCCCTCGGCCGGGCTGGCATACACGGCTTCGTCGGCGCCTTCGAACAGCACAGGCATGAACCGCGCTTTCGTGCCGCCCGGATAAAGATCATCGCGGACCACCGATACGCCGCCGTGTTCACGGACAATCGGCGGCGTCATGGCAGGGCCTCCTCGATCTCGCCGAATTCGACTTCGCCGCAGGCTTCCGTCGCGCGCCGGGGATCGCCCTTGACGAACACCAGCACGCTTTGATGGGTGCGCCCGAGTTTACGCGCGGCGGTGAATTGTCGGCCCGTTCGGATCGGCAGCGAGCCGACAGCGGTCACGAGGACCGCCTCGTTGTAGAAGCGCGCGCCCGCCGCCTCGAAGGCTTCGACCGTTCGGCCTGGCAGGTTGATGTAGAAGCCGCGATCATTACGCACGTCGCCGACAACCCAGACCGCGAAGCGATCCTCCTTCAACCGGGCGACTGCGGCGGTGATAATCGAGGCCTGCGCTTCAAAGAATGCCGCCTCGTCCATGGTCGAAAGATCGGCAGGATTGTCGGAATAGCGTTCGAGGTTCCAGTAGGGCGGGCAAGAGAAGATCAGGTCGGCCGCAACATCAGAAGCAATCGCAGCGAGATCGCGGGCATCGCCAACGCGCCATTCCGGCAAAGGGTCGGCGGCGATCACGAGTTGCGCGCGGTTCGCCTCCACCTGCTCGGGCCGAAGCTCGATCCCGACATAGCGGCGACCAAGCCGTGAGGCGACGATGCCGCGCACCGAGCCGCCCGCGAAAGGATCAAGCACGGTCCCGCCTTGCGGGCAAAACCAGCGATAGGCGATCTCGCACAGAACGGGATCAAAGATCGATGTCCCGGAAGCCGTCGGCGCGTCCGACGCCTGATAGTGTTCAGCGAGAAATTCTTCTGTTGTCAGCTCGCGACCGATCTCGGCCTCGCGAGCGCGTTTCTTCGCATAGAAGCCCGGATCGCCCGACGTGTGCGACGGCATCAACACGCCATTGTTGGTCTTGGCATTCGTGGCCGCGCCGACGTCATGCTCGCCGCGCATCAGATCCTGGCCGAAGGTGCGGGCGAGACCCTTAGCCATGGGCGGGTTTGTCCTTCTTTCCGGTCCAGCCACGATCCAGCGGGCGGGGCGAGCCGCCAGGCGCTGCGTTGTTCCGGTTGCGATAGTGATTGAGGCCGGGCTCGGTCACGCCGTCTGCGAAGCCATAGGTGGCGCCTTCGCCGCGGCCGAGTTCGGAACGGATTCCAAGATTGATCCAGGCGCGCTTGCGGTCCTGCCACCAGCCCTTGCGGGCATCGAGCACCGAAAACGGCGGAATGCCAAAGCGCTCGGCAAGGGTCGCGCGTTGTGTTTCGGTCGAGGCATCGGAAGATTGCTCGCCGTCCGCCGCGCCATCGCCGCCGGCATCGGCGTCAAGGCCATCGAGCAGTCGGCCAAGTTCGTCCTCGGCGAAGCCGAGAAGATCGAGATCGAAGGCGTCTTCGTGCAAGGCGGCGATTTCGGCCTTGAGCATTGCGTCGTCCCAGCCCGCATTCTCCGCGATCCGGTTGTCGGCGATCACCAGCGCCCGGCGCTGCGATTCCGAAAGATGCGAAAGCACGATGACCGGCACCTCCGTGAGACCGAGCTTCTCGGCGGCGAGAACGCGCCCGTGACCGGCGATGATCACGTCGTCGGCGCCGATCAGGACAGGGTTCACGAAGCCGAACTCGGCTATCGAGCCCGCGATCTGCGCGATCTGATCGCCCGCATGCATCCGCGCGTTGCGGACATAGGGGATCAGCCGCGCAATCGGGCGGGTCTCGATGGTGAGCATCGTGTCTCCGGGCAACAAAAAGCCCGGAGAAGCAGCGCTTCACCGGGCGATGGAATTGAACAGGCGGCTTGTGTCAGGCAGCGGTTTTGACGACGTGCCGCTCAACGGCCAGACCCGCACCTGTCGCCAGGATCATCAGCGCATCCCATACGTTCTGAAAGCGCTGCTCGATCATCGTTGCTGCGAACGAAACCAGGTTTCGAAGATCATTTGGGCTTCGCTGCCATCGGGTGCGCAACGAGCGCGCGATCGATCGTCACGAGGCGCAAATCTTCGAGCTGACATTGCGCCAGCAGCATTCGATCAAACGGATCGCGCGTTAGCGGTTCCGGTTCGACCGCTGCCAGCGCGTGATGCTCGTTGATCGGCACGAGTTCGATCCCCAAGCCAAGGATCAGGTCAGGAAGCGTCTTCAAACTGGGCTTCAGTTGCAGCTTGCCCAAGCGCGATTTGATAGCGATCTCCCAAAGACTGGCGACGCTCACGTGGAACTCGCCGGCTGGCTCTGCCAGCAAGCGCTGGACACCCGGCGCGAACGTATTCGTTCGCTTTTCAATCAGGGCCAGCAGAATGTGCGTATCGAGCAGTAGCCTCATACGTCAGGCGGCAACTGTTGAAGCAGGAAATCTTCCGGCAACGGATCGTCGAAATCGTCCGCGATATAAGGGACGATGGTCGTGATGCCGTGCTTCTTCTTGAACTCGTCGATCGCTTCGAGGCGTAGACCGGTGCGAGGTTGATGCGGAACAAGGTCAAAGACCGGGCGGCCATTGCGCGTTACGACGATCGTCTCGCCGTTCTCAACCTGACGGGCGAGTTCTGTTAGCCGGTTCTTCGCGTCTCGGATCGATACGGTTGCCATTGAGAGAATGTAGCCACATGTGGCCCTTTGGTCAATCGCGAACCCAAGGTGCGAACCCGCGAACCTAAGAGGCGGGGTGCGAACCCGGTTCGCGAACCTGCCGCTAGCAAAGGATCGCGCTGCCGCCGCCCGCATACGTTGAGGGCCGGGAAGAACCTAAAAGGGGCGGGGATCGGCGGTTTCGCGCCGCTTGTGCGCGTCGAATGCGCGTTGTCGACGTGGTGTGCTGTTCAATGCGAGTGTGCAGGGGAAGCGTGGTGTCGTTGCCTGCACCTCTCGCGATCATGCCAACAAATATCGCGGAAACACCGGAAAATGTCTCGCTCGAAGTTCGACGAACTGGCGTCGCTACGCGCCCGTTGAACGCAGATAAGGGCCGCTCCCATGCTGTCGAATGCGCGTTCAAGTCGCCTCTACGCGCGCGTGAGGATCGGCCCCTCATGACGCCTGCTTTCTCGGTTTCATGATCCGCACCTTGTCCTCGGCCTTGAGACGATGGCTGATCTTGATCAGCGCGGTTGCCCACCAGCGCCAGGCAGTCGCCCTGCTCACACCCAGCCTGCGGCAGATCGGCTTCCAGCGCATGCCCTCGGCACGGAGCCACACCACGCGCGCCTCGTCCGGTTCGAGCCAGAACATCCAGGAGAAGCATTCGTCCATGCGGTCGATGGATTGCGGCGTTGCCCAGACCTTCATGGGCTGGCGCTCCATGGCCATGATCTCCCACGTCGTTCGCACGATGGCAGGCCATACGTTGAAATAGCCCTGGGGTTTGTCGTCATGCAGGCGGCGCAGTGTGCGTGCGGCCTCTTCGAAGCGGTCCTCGATTTCGTTCGGCGAAAGCGGTCCAGACAGGCGCTTGCTCATCGTGCGCCTCCGATCTCGTTGGCGATGGCCCAAGCGAGAAGGGCCAGCGCATCGGCCTCGTTGTCGTCCTTCGGCAGGAAGCCTTGAGCGCGCACGGCACGGATCACGTCCCCCTTCGGCGCATTGCCCTTGCCGGTGGCATGGCGCTTGATGGTGGCCACAGGCACGCCGAGATAGGGCGCGGCCTTGCGCTCGCACCACGCGGTGAGATGGGCGAGGAAGCCGCCGTAGACCTGCGCGGCAAGTGTTCCGGCGTGCGCCCGGACTTCCTCGAACACCACGGCGTCGAACGGGCCAGCATCGCGGTTGAGATCGGCGAGGAATTTCTCGAATCGTAGGAACGCCATGCCCGCGCCTTCGAAGCGGCCGGGACGGAGTTCGGTCACGCCCGAGGCAATCCGGCCCGAGCGCGGCAGCACCGCCCATCCGGTTCGGGTTCCAAGATCAAGCGCGAGGATCGTTCGCGACGGCGGCGGCGTCACGGCGGGCGCCGGCGGGATGGCAGGGTTTTCAAAGGCGAGAGCAAGCATGGGTATTCCTCCGGAGTTGCTAGAACGGGATGTCGTCGCCGCGTTCCCAATCGATGGGCGGCTTGGTGGATGGGGTTTCGGGGCGGGAATCGAGCAGCGGCGCGTAAAGCCCAGCGAAGCCGACAGAACGGCTTCGCCGGTTTCGGGCGTGCGCGTTGCGGACGGGCGTCGTCTCGCGTTCTATTGCTACGACAGGCGCGGCAGAACCGATCGCAAGTTTGGCGGTTGTGCCTGCGGGCCGAACCGCGGTGACTTCGGCGCCGGGGAAGGCTTCCTTCGTGGCGCGGACGGTGTCGCCGAACGCCTCGATCGCCAGGGCGACTTCGGCCAGCGTCCAGACCGCGCCCTTGCGTTCCCTGGCGATGGCGAAGGCCTCGTCGGAAT